CCAGATGATGGTCAAAGATATTTTGTAGTATCACCTGCTGGATGGGCTGACTTGTTGCAACTAGACCAATTTTCAAGAGCGGAATATGTTGGAGAAGGTGAACTACCTTACTCTGGCGGTATGACTGCTAAGAGATGGCTAGGGTTCTTATTCTTCACACATTCAGGATTGACACTTGCTAGTACAACTAGAGATTGTCATGCTTACCATAAATCTGCTATCGGCCTTGCTACAGGTGCTGATGTTAAGACTGAGGTAAACTACGTTCCTGAGAAGGTGAGTCATTTAACAACATCTATGATGAGTATGCAGGCCGTTGCGATTGATCCGCTAGGCTTCATGCAAATCCAGATTACTGAATAAAGGAGGTTAATCATGGCTTTAACAGCAGCAAATTTAAAATTAGTCGCAGGTGGCGGAACTGGTAATGTTTGGCATTACACAACAGCAGATGCTCCAGCTACAGTTGCAGGTAGTGGTTACTTCAATGACGTAACAACAAACTTGAAACAGTACGATATGATATTAGTAGCAGGAACTACTGGTGGTACAGTAACTTTTGATTTATTAGGAGTTACCTCTGCATCAGGTGCGGCAACTGTTACAACAACGAACGGTACGTAAGTACTATTAATTTTGAGGGGAGGTCGACTACACCCTTCCCTCATTATTTTTTTTTAGAGAGGTATTATGTTATCAGAAACTAGATTTGATATATGTAACAAAGCCCTTGTGCTAGTGGGTGCTAACATAATAACTAGCTTTGAAGAGGCTACGACAGAATCAACAGTAGCTGGTCAACTTTATGAGTCAACATTAGAAGCAATGATGACTAGAATACGTTGGCGTTTTGCAGCCAAACAAGTGCAGTTAACTAAACTAGCAGAGAATCCATTAGGTAGATTTCAATCGTCTTATCAGCTACCAGCCGATGCTTTATTAATACATACCGTTACTGTCAATGGCAATGTTATTGCTTATGATAGATATGGTGATAAATTATTTACTGACACAGGATCAGGCGACACTTTAATTTGTGATTATACATTTCAAACAAGTGAAGCAGAGTTCCCACCATACTTTAAACAATGCATGGTATTTGAACTTGCAAGTTTATTTGCAGGTGCGATTGCAAGAAATGATAGCTTGTCTGAGTTGTATAGAAATAGAGCAATAAATCAAATAGCTTTAGCTAAATCAACTGATGGTCAAGCACAAACTACTAAACGTATGGATGTTAATAGGATACGTAATAGAAGAAATCGTACGCATTTTAATAATGTTAACGCAACAGTATCGAGCTAATGGATGCCAGTACAAAGAATACATCAAGCCAGTTTTGTAAGAGGCGAACTCGATCCTAAGATTGTATCTAGGGTTGATGTTATAGCATACGAGCAAGGTTTAAAAAAAGCTCGTAATGTATTAACTCTAAATCAAGGTGGTATAGAAAGACGACCAGGTACAGTTTTTCGTGCAACTGCTCCAGGCAATGGCAGATTAGAGCCATTTGTCTTTAGTGATGATCAAGAATATATAATACTTTTTACCAATACAGTTATAACTATCTATAGTAGTAATGGTACTTTATTGCAAACTATTACTTCAACTGGTATTGCCACCGCAGAACTTATGGAGTTAACTATTACGCAACAAGGCGACACCATGATTATTTGTCATAAAAATTTTGTACCTAGAATATTACAAAGAACTGGTGCAACTACATTTACGTTAGCAGTATTTCAATTTGATGTAAGTGTTAATGGTGAAAAAACGTATCAACCATATTTTAAATTTGCTAACGACTCTATTACATTAGATATAAATCAAACAGCAAAAGGACAAACAGGGGTAACGCTTACAACTTCTGCAAATTATTGGACAAGTGCTTATGTTAATACACGTGTACGTTATCATGGTGCAGAAATATTTATTACAGGCTATACGTCTGCAACAGTCGTTACAGGTACATTATTAGATGATGTTGAAATAGAATTAGATGCAAATCCATTTAGAACTAGACAAGGTAGTGGTGTAGTAGAAGTAACTATGGCACAACATGGTTTCTCTACAGGCGCAAGCATAACTATATCAGGCGCACAAGACATATTTGACATAGATGGTGCTGGATTAGCTGCAAGTAACATAAATGGCGCAAGAACTATAACTGTTGTTGATGATGATAGATTTAACATTACTGCTGGTAGTAGTGATACAGCTACAGAATCAGTCGATGGTGGTGGAGCAGGTGTCAAAATAGTAGGCCATCCACCTACTAGAAAATGGGATGAACAACTTTATAGTGAACCTAATGGTTTTCCTAGAACTTGTTGTTTCCATGAGCAACGATTATATTTTGGTGGAAGTGCAACTGCACCTGATTATTTAACTTCTAGCAAAGTAGGATTATTTTTTAATTTTGATGTTGGTACAGCAAAAGATGATGAAAGTTTGCAAATGCAAATAGCATCAGATCAAATTAATGAAATAAGACATTTAGTTTCTGGGCGTGTCTTAGAAATATTTACCAGTGGTGCTGAGTTTTTTCTTAGACCACAAACAGGTAAGAACATAACGCCAACTGATTCAATGATTATTAGACAAACATCATTTGGTGTACAACAAGCTGGTATGCCAAGACCATTTGATGGCGGTACTTTGTATGTACAGAAAAATGGTAAGAACATAAGGGATTATGTTTTTGCCTCAACCACAGAATTATTTGACAGTAACAATACTAGCCTGGAGTCATCGCATTTAATTGTTAATCCAACAGATACAGCAACAGCCACATCATTGCCAGATAGGACTGAACAACTATATTTTTTAGTATGCGGTGATGGCACAATGTGTATTTACAATAGTCAGAAAGAACAAAAAATATTTGGTTGGACACAATGGAATACTGACGGTAACTACAAGTCTATTGCATGTTTATCTTCTACTATATTTTCATTGGTAGAAAGAACGATTAACAGCAGTACTGCATATTACTTAGAGCAGTTTGCAACCACACAATTTGATATACCAACTGATATGTCATTTACCAAAACTATATCAGCAAGTTATCAACCACATGGTACAGTAAAAAACAAAGGTGCGGTATCTAGTGGTGCTAGTCAATTTATTATTGATGGTGCAACCGCTAGTCCTAATCAAGGAGATACATTTCAATTTGCAGCAACTGGCACAACACATACCGTTACAAGTGTTACAGCAACTGGCACAAGCAATGAATATGTAATATCAGTTAGCCCAGTAACAGCATCTATTACTGACAATACTACATTAGTATTTTTAACCAGTCGTGTATTTACTGGTATTACTCAGATAGGTAAAACAGTACATGCAACCTCAGGCTCAACTGAAGCAGGAGATTTTTTCTACTATGGTAGTGGTGTAGTAACTTCAGCAGGTACAGTTACTTTGCCATCTCCAGCAGCAGCATGTGATATAGGTATGGACTATGACATTACTGTTGAAACTTTGCCACAAGATGTAAGACTAGGCGATGGTGTGTTAACAGGTAAACCACGTAAGATAGGTAAAGCTATATTAGAATTATCAACCACATATAATGTTACGATTAATTCTAATCAAGTTTTAATTGGTAGTAATCCTAATGATGATACAACTGGGTTACAATCTTTGACAGGTAAAAAAGAAGTGCATACACTTGGATATGAAGTAGATCCTACATTGACAGTATCGCAAACAGCGCCACTACCAATGAGGGTATTAGGTATAACATCGGAGGTTTATTACTAATGTGTCATCCAGCAGTATTTACAGCAATAGGAGTAGGAGGAGGTGCAGCAGGAACAGCAGGTACATTAGCTGTGCTATCTAATGTTGGACTTGCTGGTCTATCTATTATGCAAGCAAAATCAGCACAACAAGCACAAAATGCTTTAGCTGATCAGGCGTATCAAGACAAACAAACACAAATAAAAGATAATAGAATGACGGTGCAATTAGAAGCAATACAAAAAAGTAATGCATTATCACAAGAATTTTTGAGAAGGCAAGCAACTAATAGAGCATTATTATCGCCTAGTGGTATAGGACAAAGTAATTCTTTTGAAGCAGCAATGCAATACAATAAATCTCAATATCATCAAGAGTTAAATGCTGTGGCTATTAATGAAACAAGACGTAATGCAGACTTAGCATATGCTTCACAAGAATCTAGAATAGAATTACAATCAACTAAGATTGCTACTAGATCAGCATTTCAACAAGCATTATTAAAAGGCATAGTAACAGGATCAAAAGCTGCTAGTGGTATTAAAACATCAGGAACAGAAATAGTACCTGGAGATGCAGGTTTTTCACCTTCACCAAAAACAGGAGAGTTTAAATACTAATGGCATTTGAATTTCAAAAAAGAAGATTATTTAATCCTGCTACGATAGGAGTAAACAGAGGTCGTGCATTAGATAGAGCAGCACAACAACAAGGAGCTGCTGGTTTTAATTTATCAGAAGGATTAAGAAGATTTGTTGATAATACTACAGCAGAAACAAAAAAATATGAAGAAGAAAGAGGCAAAAAATTAGGCGCTGGAGCAACTATAGTATATGAAGATATAACATATACTGGTGCTGATGGTATTGAAAGAACTCGTAAGATAGCAAAAAATTATAAAACACCAGAAAATTTATTAGGCACATCTTGGGGTGCTGTTACTTTTGATGAAGAAGCTGCTAAAGCATTTTCAGATGCAGCATTAGGTACAGCTAATGAAATACTTAATATGGAAAAAGAATTAAGTAGAGAAAATTCTAGGTTTGATCAAGATGTTGCAGAAGTTACATCCTTGTTTGATGCAAATATATCAGAACCAATGGCAGCATTACGAGAAACAATACCAGATGAATTTAAAACTATATTTGATAGTAATGTAAAAACAAACATTGAAAGGACTAGAAGCGCAATAGCAGACAGACAATACAATAAAGTATTAAGATATGGTAGAGCAAGTTTTAATAAATCAGCACAAGATTATGATGATCAATTTGGTTCTTTATTTGCTGGCGATCCTACAGAAGGATTAAAACTTTTAGAAGAATTAAAAAAAGAAGCAGATCAAAAAGCATTAAAAGGAATTGAAAGCGCTCATATATGGTCTACACAATTATATGAACCATATAAATTAATGTTAAATGCAGGTATGGAAGCACAAAGATTTTTACAAATTGATTATGATAGCGTTGACTCATTAGCACAAACACATTCTAATATAAAAAATCTTGAGCTTTTGTTTAATTTTCAAGGACAAAAAGTTTCATTAGTAAATGCTGACGGAGAAACTGAGTCAATAACATTAAAAGATTTAGGACTAGATGGTACAGATAATCAAATAGCAAGAAGTAAAGTTATGACAGTATTATCAAAACAAAGAACATTAATAACAGATTTATATAGTAAAAAAAATATTATCAATAAAAATTTAAATTATATAAAAAATACAAAACAATTACAGGCTGGTGGATTAGACTATTCTATTGACGAACAAACTTTAAGTGCTAAATCAGATAAAATTGCATTTAGCCAATCTTTAATTCATGGAACGGAAGAAACAAAAGAATTAGTAACAGAATATCTTGCAGTACAAGACATGAAAAATACAAATCTTGACGAAGATAATATTTACACATCACTAGAAGGACCTAAATTTAGAAATTATTTAGCATCAAAATATCATACATTAACTAATGAACAAAATTTATTTTTATCTGGGCCAGGAAATGATTTAGCTGTACAAAAAAAACAAAATCCAGAAGGATTAT